GAACCACAACTAGAAAAAGGCGGTACTTCTGCTGCTGACGCTGGGGCTAAACCATTTGGTTCTGCCGCTGAAGTCACACGAGCAATGCGTGATGCAAGATATGCTGAAGACCCTGGATATAGACAAATGGTCGAGAAACGACTAGCAGTCACAACCGCAATATAATATGCCTACAGAATTATTAGCAATGTTAGGAGGTGGAGCAAGTGGCTTCATCTTCAAACTCATCGGTACGATGGCATCCAACCAACAAGCAAACCTTGAAGCTATGATAAGAAAACAGAAAGCTTCTGACGATAGTGCTAACCAAGCTGCCAAAAGAGGTGGTGAATGGATACGCAGAATTATCGTATGTGTTGTTTTGTTTGGTGTAATCATTGCACCTTTTATTCTAGCTCATAGCCCTGAAGGTGTAACAGTCGGAGTGGAGTACAGTAAGTTCTTTGGAATGTTTACTGGTACTGCCTACGAGACACTGAATGGTTATGTTATATTACCTGAAATACGACAGACTGTTTTAGCTATTGTCGGTTTCTATTTTGGCTCATCACAAGTGAAATAATATGAATGAAATTCTTAACTATATCAATCACTTGTGTTGCGTTCCTAATCCAAACAATACAAGCAAATGAATCTCTGTTACTTCAAGACTTCGTGTCAAAAATTCCATTGTGGGAAGTGTACCCTGATAGCCCTAAACAAGTTATTGGGGATAATGGTAAAGCCTATGGGCATTATCAAATCACGAGCATTATGGTTAAAGACTACAATCGTATCACTGGTAAAAAAGTTTTACATGAAGATTGTTTTGACCCTGAAGTTTCTAAAGAAATTGCTTACGAAGTTCTTACTCATTATTCAAAACATATTCAAAGGTTTGGAGTAAGACCTACTGTAAAGCATTGGTTGTTTATATGGAATGGTGGTGGCGGTGCTTGGAGACGAGTACATAACCCTATCAATGATAATAAACAACTTCGGCTGGAAGCATACGCTAATAAAGCTATGACCTTCCTTTAATACTTTTCGTTCTAGATTAATAAGCACAATGCCCTCTGAGGAGGATAACATTTGGTAAGCAGATAATCGAAGACAAAAAACAATAAACAAAATTAACCCCTAATAAAGAAAGAAAAAAACTATGGCTAATGGAAATACATCCCCTAGTAGAAGTGGCTTGATTTCAGGTGGTTCTGATAATGATGCGTTGTTTCTCAAAGTCTTCTCAGGAGAAATCTTGACTGCTTTTGAGCAAAACAATGTTATGAAAGACCTACACTTAATGAGAACTATCTCATCAGGTAAGTCTGCTCAGTTCCCTGTCTCAGGCATTGCTACTGCTAAATATCATACACCTGGTGTCAACATCGCTGACTCAGGTAACTCAATGTTAAGCTCTATTGGAATGAATGAGCGTGTCATCACTATTGATGATGTTCTTGTTTCATCCACATTCATTGCTAACATTGATGAACTAAAGCAACATTACGATGTTCGCTCAATATATGCTGCTGAACTTGGAAAAGCTCTAGCTAAAAGATTCGACATTGCTACAATGAAGACTCTATTTGCTGCTGCTGGAACAGGTGCTTCTGCTCCTCAAGCTGGTGGTAACTCAATCACTGGTGCTACTACTAACACTACTGCTGGTATCGTAGACGCATTATATGCTGCTGCTACTAAGTTAGATGAAGTAGACGCTCCAAGTGAAGGTCGTTACGCTATCGTGACTCCTGCTCAATACTACAAACTATTGACTGCTGATAATGTTGCTATCAACAAAGACACCTCTGGTGGTTCTGCTGATGCTGCTCGTGGTACAATCGTTGAAGTCGCAGGTATCCAACTCAAGAAAAGTAATAACTTCGCTGAAATCATTGCTGAAGGAAACATCGGAACTGCTGGTACAGGTGGGTCAAATGACCAAACTAACGCCGACAATGATGATGGTTCATCAAACAATGATGTATTCGGTGGAAGTGGAGTAGGTTACAATGGTGACTTCTCTGCACTTAACAACAGTGGTGAACATGGTATCTTAGTTGGTACTAAAGAAGCTATTGGTACTGTTAAGTTACTTGACTTAGCTACTGAGTCTGAGTACCAAATCGAGCGTCAAGGTACATTGTTCGTTGCTAAATATGCAATGGGACATGGTGTACTACGCCCTGAGTGTTCAGTGAAGATTCTTCCTGCATAAACCCTCTTAACTCTAAGCCCTCCTTGGTTATTCCTTGGGGGGCTTTTTTTATTTTATGAAACGAAAAGGCGTATCCCTAAGAAAAGAACATAAGTCTAAGAAAGGTGGACTGACCAAGAAAGGTCGTGACTACTATAATAAGAAGACTGGTTCTAACCTCAAAGCACCTCAACCTGGTGGTGGCTCTAGAAAGAAAAGTTTCTGTGCTAGAATGTCAGGTGTTAAAGGAGCTATGAAAGATTCTAAAGGTAGACCTACTCGTAAAGCATTAGCACTTAAACGATGGAAATGTTAATTATGTCATTATACGAAAATATAAACAAAAGAAAAAAGCTAGGCATTAGTCGCACTAAAAAGAAATCTACTATCTCCAAGAAGTCATATGACAATATGAAGAAGGGGTTTCCTAAAAAGAAATAGATGGACAAGAAGTCAGCTAAAGAAATACTACTCAAACACAACGATGCCCTCAAGACCTTACTAGATTCTGATGGTATGGGTGATATAAAAGTAGATGCTGATAAAGCCCTAAAAGTTGCCGAAGAAGGCACTAAACAATTTAATAAGACACTACTAGAAAAGTTCCGAGAGTTCCCTATTGTTGAAAAGGTTACCTCTCTAGGCACTGCTGGTACTGTCGCAGTTAGCACCGCAGCAGTCACACAGACTGAGTTAGCGGTAGATATGACCGAGGTCTTCGTAGCAGAGATTGCTGAAGATGTCGTAGAGGAACGCTTTGAAGTACCTCAGTTCTTTGAGATGGTGGTTGATTTCCACTCACTCAACGATTGGGGACAACAAGTTATTGCTGAGAAGGTTGCTGAGGCTCAGACTTTGGTTTCCGAACCACAACCGATTTCCACTGATACTTCCGAGAATGAGGACACCAAAGAAGCATCCTCCGTTTCTTCCACAGATGTTCCTTCCGATAAGCCTGTTGATGAGCAAGAAAGTAAAGAATCCCAAACAGAAGAAGAATCGGAAGCCAAAGAAGAAGATAAAGATTCATCTAAACAGAAAGAGCCACAAGAAGAAGAAGAAATAGAAGAAGAAGAAGAAGCATCAACTGAAGATGCAATAGATAATGACGACCCTGTCAAGACCCCTTTTGAACCCTTAGAAGACGACATTAGACCAAACTCAATAGTCGTATCCCCATCATCATGATTGATTATATCCTTACCAATTACCAAGAAGACTTAATGTCGATGGCGTTTACTTATGTAGCTATCGCTTCCATTGTCGCTATGTTCCTACCTAAGAACAACTTCATAACTAAATTTATTAAAGAACTTAAATCCCTATTCAAGAAATGAGCCACGAAACGCAAGACTATACCCTATTCCCAATAATAGAACCTGAGTATCCTTTACTCCCTATAGAGCAAACTAATTCTATTGTGCAGTCTCCTTTCTTCTTTATCCCTGATATGCCTACATTCTTACGAGAAGACTTTAAAGGTTTAGAATTTGAAGGTGTACAATACACTTGGAAGGAGTTTGATTATAGGCTTGAAGCTGACTATCCGTCTATTCCTGAATCAGCAGACGCAGGTTTCTTCATGGCTATCCTTGTAGGTATTTTCGTTGCCTACTCATACTTTAAAACTAGGATTAAATAATATGGCTACATTAACTACCCAACTCGAAGCAGTAAACTCTATGCTAGGTCACATCGGTGAATCACCTGTGAATAGCATAAGCAGCAGTGCCTCTCTACCTGTATCCGTCTCTACTGCTATAGCTGCACTTAATGAGATAAGTAAAGAAGTACAGACCGAAGGATGGCACTTTAATACCGAAATAGGTGTCAAGTATACTCCTTCAAATGGTTCTATTACAATAGGTACTGACATCATACAGTTTGACCCAGTAGATACATCCGTAGATATTGTTCAGCGTGGTTCTACTTTATTTGACCGCAAGAATAATACGACTACTTTTACAAGTGACCTTACAGTAAACCAAGTTCGTTTACTTGATTTTGATAGCTTACCTGAAGTGGCTAGAAGATATATAATTCTAAAAGCATCAAGAGTATTCCAGGGTCGTATTATTGGCTCTAAAGAATTAGAAGCATTGATTGCTCGTGATGAATATACCGCTAGAGCTAACCTTCTAGAAGCTGATAGCAGAACTTCCGACAGAACTATATTTGACAACTATGACACCTCAGTTAGAGTTGGTATAAATCGTAACTACGATATTTCATAATGGCATTACTTAATACTTCAATACCCAACCTTATTGGTGGTGTTTCTCAGCAACCTGACTCAGTTCGTTTTGATGGTCAATGTGAAGAGCAAACAAACGCTATCAGTTCTGTTGTAGATGGATTAAGTAAAAGACCTAATACACAACACATAGCTAAGTTAGTATCATCAGCTATTAGTTCTAATTCTTTTGTACATTTTGTTGATAGGTCTGAGACGGAAAAGTATGTTATTATTCACGATGGTACTGCTTTAAAAGCTTGGAACTTAGATGGCACTCCTTGTACTATTAATGGTTCTGCTTCCTATACTACATCAGGACTGAGTTATATTAATAC